GCGAGCAACGCATCGTCGCTCACGTCGTCTTTCGTATCCGGTTTCTTGTCGGCTTCTTTTTCCGGCTTATCGCCTTCGGCGGTGGACGGCTCCGCTTTGGACTTGATGTCTACCAGTGCCTCGGTATCGGCCTCGCTGTCTTTGACTTCGAGGGCCGACTTCACGGCATCGAGTAGGGTCTTCTTGTCCTCGTCCTTCGCAGGCGACGAGTCTGCTGGCGCTGCCTGTTTGTCAGCGCTTGCGTCGGGGGCTGGTTCGCTACCGGATGACGGGTCCGGTGCCGGGGAATCCTTCTCTTCGTCGGTTGCCACGGTTACGTCTCGTGAACGCGAACGCGGCGGAGCGTACCGCATTGTACCGACAGCGGTCTATAGACCGCTGTCGGACACCTATGCGTAACCGGCGGGAAGCGGAACCATCGGCGGGCGTCCAACGCCACCTAACCCCGGTGGAGGTGAGGCACCTTGCGGCTGCGTCGGCGGACCTTCGGCGTTGTTTGCGCCCTCCGGTCCCTGCGCTCGCGGGTCCTCAGCACCTGGGCCGCCGGGTTGCGGCGGCGGTGCCTGATTGAGCATCTGGATAGACGGAATGTTAGCGGTGAACGCTTCGGTCAAATCGATCGAATCGTCAATCGCTTCAATGAGTTTCTGGCCCAACCACTGCGGGTTCACGCCGGGAATCTGGAGCAGGAACGGCACGAGCTGTTGCAACGCCTGCTGGCGCTAAACTTTGTTCGGCCGGCCGTTCGATCCGGCGACGATTTCCAAGTGCATCTCCGCCTGAATCTGGTCGCGGTTCATCTGCGGCCAGATGGCACCGGGACCGGCGATCTGCTGGACGGTCTGCGGGTCGAGGTTCGTCAGCATGATCTGCGAGGCGTCGCGAGCCAGGATCGACAGGAAGTCGTTCAGCTGGTCGGCCTCGGCTTCGAGCGCGGCGGTGCGCGCCTGTTCGGCGGTGGCCACGGCGGTCGCGGTGTCCGACGAGCTGCCGCCGAACGCGGGTTCGGCCATGCCCACGGTCTTGTAAACGTCGTCCATGATTCCCTGCGACTCGTACAGGTTCGGATCGACGCCGATTTTCGGCAGAGCCTGAATCAAGTCGCCGACTTTGTTTCCCGGCATCATGCCGTCGAGTTCGACAACCGCGTTGGCCTCCGCGCCGGTGAGTGCGCCCTTGTCGCCTTCGCTCAGTGCGCCCTTCGGCGTGACGTAGCCTGGACGGTTCGCCTTGCGGTGCTCGCGCAGCGCTTCTTTCTGCCGGTTCAGTTCCATCTGCTGCGGCGTCATGTTGCACACGTCGGACGGCGGGAAGAGCTTCGACGGGTTCTCCAGTTCGTTGAAGCACAGCGCGTAGATGGGGAAGAAGCGCTCCACCACGACTTCGGGGGCTTCCGGCTCTTTCAGGAAATTCTTGTAGCCGTCCGCCATCTCGAACTTCAGGCCCGTGGGCTTGTGATACTGCATCCACACGCACACCAAATCGTCGTGTCGGCCCGTCAGGTCGCTGCGCGGGTTCTGTCGGTACTCGATGCCGTTGGTGGAGTAGGCCGAATAACTCGGCCCGCCGGCAGGGTTCGCAGCGCCGCACAGGTCGAGCTGATAGAACTCCTTCACTTCGTCCGGCGTCATGAAGATTTCTTCGGTGAGCCAGTCCGCGCCGATCCAGCCGTCGAGCGCGATGCACTTGCGATCCGGGATCACGGAAGTAGGGCGGGGGAAGTCGAACGTCAGTCCCTCGCGGATGATAATCATCGGCTCCTTGCGCAGCTGTTCCATCGACAGCCGCAGCTCTTCGGCCTCGGCGTCGAGCATCGTCTTGTCGCCGTCCGGGCCCACGTCGTCGGCGAGCCGCGTGATGTGCGCGAGCCGCTGTTGAAAGTCGGCGATCTTCGCCTTGTTGTCCGGCGACATGTCGGTGGCGCGCTGGAATCCCAACTTCACGTAGCCCACGGCGGTCTGCACTGCGGAGCGCACGCACCGTTTCATCTGGCTCTTGAAGGTCGGAATCTGTTCATCGATGTAGTAGTGGAAGCAGCACTCCAGCGTCTTGCCGAGCTTCTTGTACATCTCCTCTTCGGCCTTGCCCTGCTGCACGTCCATGATGATCTGCAACGCCTGGACAGGATCAGGCTGGCCGGCGGCGGCCATTTGCAGCTGCTGCATCGTGCCGTCCCAATACTTGTATTTCAGTTTCGGCCGGCACTTCGCGACCGCGCGCGGGTTCTTCGCGTACAGGCTCGCGACCTTCTGACGCACGAAACGCTGCGTGATGTTGACCTTGTAGTTGGACTTCGGCCACGAGCGCGATGCACCGGTCCACGCGACTTCCATGTCATCCAACATCTGTTTGAACGCGTCGCGGAAGTGCTTCTTGTCGGAGCGCACATCCTCCTGCAACTCCAGCACGAGCGCGGAGCGTGCTTCCGGAACGTCGATGTCATAGCCCTTGATAATCATTCACCAAACCTCCGCGAGCTGCGGGGACTCGCGTAACTTGCCCTGGTATTCCATTTCCTTTTTCCACCAGCCGTAGGTGCCGTGCTGCGCGGACTTCACGTCGCGTTGCGGCGTGCCGGCGATGAGCTGCAACACCTTCAGCCCCATGATTGAAATCGCGGTCACGAAGTCATCGTTCGTGCCGTGGGGGAAGTGCATGAGTTCGTGCTTCGCTTCCGGGAACCACGGCGCGGCGCGCGGGAACACGACGCGTCCGGCCTGCATCAGTCCGGCAACTGACTGCGCGATTGCTTCTTTGTTTTTGTGGACCGGGATCGAGTCGATCACGACAGGGATGCCGCGCTCGATTTTTCGCTTGTGAATCCACGGCCCGATTGATTTCAGGATCGCTTCGTTTTCGGCGAACCAGAATGAGGGCTTCCAGAGCGCCACCATGTCGAGCATGGCTTCGACCGTTTGGTCAGGCGGCCGGCGGTCCCAGTAGCAGTCGAGCAGCCAGAGATACTTGTTAGGGCACACTCCGGCGATGAGCATCACGGACGCGTCGTGCTTTTTTCGGTCGGTGCCGATGGCATGATCGCTCGCCGCGTAAATACGCATTTCCTCGGCTCGAGGACGATTGGTCGTCAGGTACGACTTGAGCCACGCGGCGCGGAAAAAAGATCCCTCTTCGGGCGATGGCCGCTGCTGATACAGCGCCATGAAGCCAGTCGGGTCGAGTCGCTTCTGCGCCTCCAACATCGACAGCGGAAATCGTTCTGGCCAGAGCGCTTCGCCCGCGCGGCGATTCATCGGGTCATTGAGTTCGGCGATGGCGGGTAGGTTCAGCACCTTCCACTTCGCCGCCTCTTCCTTGTTGTACGCCGGGTTGCGCGGATCAGTTAGGCGGCCAACGATGTCGTCCTCGTTCCATCGCGTCATCACGAGCACGACGCACGAGCCGGCGCGCATCTGGCGAGTGAGGAACACCTTCACAAACCACTGCCAGATTTTTTCGCGGATCGTCGGCGAGTCGGCTTCCTCCGCGTCTTTAATCAAGTCATCGGCAATGAGAAGGTGGCCGCCGCGACCTGTCGCGCTTGAGCCTCGCCCAGCGAATGAAAGCTGTCCGCCAGCTGCTGTTTTAATGCGGTCTGATCCCTGAGCACCTGTCTTGAGCTTGCAGAGGGGAAACACGTCCTGATGTCGCGGGTGGCGGAGTACGTCACGCACATCCCGGCCAATGTCGCCAGCGTAGTCATCGTTGTATGTCGCAATGATGGTGGAGCGGTACGGGTCACGGCCCGTGAACCACGCGGGGAAAAACTTGCTGATCTGCTGCGTCTTGCCGTGACGCGGTGGCATCGTGACGATCAGCCTGGGCCACACGCCCTTGTCTACCTGTTCGAGTGCGGCGGCCAGAATCTTGTGATGCTTCGCGACTTCGTACATCGACTGCGACAAGTCGTCGGGGTCATCCGGCGAAGGCATCATCAGTCGGCAGTACGAAAGGAAATCGTCGCGCGCCGATTTGAAAACCTTCAGGCGCTCCAGTGCCTCAAGACGCGTTTGAAGCGTCTCGATGCCTTTGACCTGGGTCGCACGGTCATCCGCGTCGGCGGGTGACGGTCTCTCCAAGGCTTC